AAAAAAAAAAAAATAAAAAAAAAAAAGGATGGATTCGTGTCCACTTCTTCATGCGCTTGATCATATCGAAACGTTGCACGATTATCTCCATCCAGGAAATGATGTCATGACTCTTTATGCGGTGAATAAAGATTTTCAATCTCTGATGCGTACGCGTTATCCCATCGTGCGACCGTCTTTGCGAAAATTTGTCAAGCGTTTCATCATGAGTCTGAATTTTCGAGGCCATAAACCGAATTCATGAGAAATCGGAAATGATGGACATCGACATCCCTGTTATCATTATTGCGAATGCGATAATATAGAATCGGTTCATTCTTCTCCATGTTGGAAGTTGCATTGATATCTCCATCGATGAGATATTGCATGTGATATCCCTTGACGGGCTGGAGAGGGATGTGAGCGGATTGTAAAATGCGCGTGATCAGAACATCATCATGAATATTGATCCGTCCCTTTGTTGCCATAAAGGAGGGTAGCAACAACACGCCAACGGCTTCCGGGGATAAGATGATACCCGTTCCGCTAATAAAATCGTTAAAAATCAAAAATCCTCCGGCGTAGGGAAATTTTCGGGGAACGTTTTCTTTCCATTCCAGGACGCGATGCAGATCCCAAAAGGTGGAAAGATTGGTACGTATCAAGAGATCGTACGAATAATTGCTGTCAATATATCGCAAGCCATGGAGAGTCTTATCAAAGATTCCGGGAATAATGGAATCGTGACCACGGACGTAAAGATAATGATTGTCCACGACCTTCACCTCGGTGTCCAGATGAGGATCACATTCAAGGAAAAAATAATTCACAAAGGACGAGAACATGGAATAATAGCGCGTGGCACACTCACGAAACTTGGCGTACTGAGGAACATCACTGCTGGAGATGATAAGAAAGATGATCGGGTGATGAGGAAGAGAATCCGATTTCTGAACTTGTCTTATGATGGGTACCACAGGCACTGGACCACGTCTTGGAGAAATAACTCGTCTATTTTGTCTTTGTCTATGATACATCAACTACTTCTATACTAAATAAAATTTTTTTTATACGTCGTACTTTGTATATTTATCACGACCTGGCCAATCTTCAGAACCCCCCTCAAGCCTATCAATCCTTGCCACATCTTCAAAAATTTCTTCCCATATAGCATCTGTAATATTACGACGTCCCAATCCTTGCGGGTCGTTTTGTTTAATGAGTCTATTCAATCTCTTTTTTACAAATAATATTTCTTTCCTCCGTTGTTCTTGTTTTGCTATCCTTTGTTGTTCTTCTTGTCTTGCTCTCCTCATTTGTTCTTGTAGTGCTTTCCTTCGTCGTTGTTCTTCTTGTCTTGCTCTCCTCATTTGCTCTTGTATTGCTTTCCTTCGTTGTTGTTCTTTTTGTCTTGCTATTCTTTGTTTTCGTTGTTGTTGCGTTTCTTGTTGCATGGGTTCCGCTTGTTCATCCAAAGCCAAGGCATCCAGCGTAAATCGTTGTTGTAGTGTTAATACTTGTTTCATGGGTTGACGCAAGGCTTTGCTCAAAAAAAGAGAAAACAAAATAATGGCATTACGATTACCGACTTCTTTGGCAATATCCAATGCAGTCTTGTCGCCTTGATTCTTATGGCCTAAAAATTCTGCACGCTCCTTCACAGGGATATTCTTTAAGATCGCATGTAGAATCTCGTACATGGAAATAAGTTCGTCTTGGCGTAATGCAAAGAAATGCAGTAGAGTATTTCCCTTGACGTCGGGGGTGGTCAAAAAGTGGTAATCAATTTCAGAAATCGCTTCGACTATTTTTAGGATGGAATTTTTACCCGCATCGATCAAGATATAAAAGAGAGGTCTTCGATTCTTGTCGTTTTCTTCTAATGCCCATTGCAAATTATCCTCCAATAGATATTGGACAAGAATGGGATAATGACGTACCAGTGTCAAGAGATTAAATTGTTGTTTCCCAAGAAAACTAAAACTGTCTGTCAAGAAAAAATCATCGGGTTTCAATAAATCCTTTTCAAGGAGTGCAAGGGCAATTGGTATCCTTTTTTGTTTGGTCGCAACACGAATCAGATCAAATTTCTCTTTTTCTGTCAACACCATATGTTCAATAAATTCAATAGTCTCAAATACACTTTCATCATTTAGAAAGATCATATTGCTCAAGTCAAGATACGACATTGCAATGGAATGATTTTTTTTATTTCTTCTTTATAACAAAAAAAAAAATTTATCATCTTTTCCTCATTGAATGACTCAAGATCCAATTTTGGATGATGGATTCATGGAACTCACGGACCCATTCATGCGTTTTAAGAGTATCACGGAATACATTGCTCAACAGATGAAGCCATTGATATGTTTTACGAGCGGAGAAGATGATGAGATTCAGGTGGCTTGTATCATTGTTCAGTTTGAGTTTATCTGTATTTTTCTGTGCCGATATCTATCCGCGACTATTTTAGAGGGAACAACGGATCCAGAAAAATTCCTTGACATTTTTTTCAAGGGGGGGAGCGTCCTACTACGACATATACAGGATAAAGCTATCCCACTACAATTGTTGGAGGCATTGAAACATCATATTTTAGCACCCTTGGAAAAACGCACCCCTTCCCCACCTTTTTTGACAATACCTCCTCATAGCGTTCCGGAGGTGCTCCCCCAAACCAAGATGTGGCTGGAGGCTTTGATGACCATGGCAATCAACAAAAGGATACCCAAGAAAATGAATCGAATGATTCAATCACTGGAGATCCTTGTGACAAAGACGCGTCAGCATCGACCCTCGTGCTCATCTCTTCTCCGAGACTTGAATGTACTTACGATCGATACCAAGAAATCATCTTGTACCGGTGCACTCCTTCAACCTCGTTGGGAGATATCAAGACATGTATTTCATACTTTTTTTCGCATCGATGCTTGCTTTCCAAGCATTGAAGAGAAGAAAAAGGCATGGAAATCTCGTCACGCCGATATAATCTTCAAGATCATCATTCTCGTTTTTTTTCACATTGAACAGATCTTGCAAATATTTTTCTGGCTGGGTGACGATCATGATCAAAAGAAAGCCATCATGCTTCGGCTTTTTCGAAGGAAAATACAACGTGATTTTTTGTTGCAAAAAATTAATATAGTATTTTATCTGGACGAATTTATTCCACGCGATGTGCTTCCCTTACTCATGGACGATTATTTACACAAAACTCCAAGAGGAGAAAAGGAGATCCGAAAGAAAAAAGATCGACAGGGATCTGAGCTCATCTATAAACAGAATAAAATATATCTGGAGAAGGAACTTTCTGTTTTTGATAAAGGTCAATCCTTCCTCACCTTTTTGTACCGTCAGCAGAAGAAGCACTTGTTCCTGGTCGATGTACAGAATATCTGTCGTGTTTCTTTCCATATGAAGGATAATAAAAAGATTAATGAGTTTTGCAATCGACCGGCGATTCATCGTTATCTGATCCACATTCTTTTTCCCGAAGAGGCGATGCGCACTTTGTATTCTGGCTACTTGTCGAGCAGTTATTGGATCATGGTAAATAAAGGAGACGTGCATGTGAATCGCACGACGAAAGAGATCACCATTCTATCTCACGAGAAGAGCAAGGATCCGAATACTCTTCAAATACGCATCGCGTGTTTTGATCCTGTGACGGAGATGGATTCTTTTTTTTCCATGGGAGGAGATGAAATGGATGATATCTTTATCGTCAAGGTAATTTCTGATCTTCACATCGATAGCCAGAGAATCGGAGTACAAAAATTCCCCTTTAAAAGTATCCACGTTCTATCCCACGATCTATACTCGAATTTTACTGGCTATACCTCTCTTTTAGAATGGAGTGTTCTTCATCATCCATCTCCTCTGGGTAAAAAAGAGCGTATGCTATCTGTATTCGTATCCAACGCAAACGCAACACCACCTCTTATTTCCACGACCGGTAGATCTTTATTATCGCCAGGATTACTACGAGGACAAGGACGAGGATGAGACGAGATCGATCTTGGTTCTTTTGAATCGTCATATTATATCGGGGAAAATCTACCTGGCGGATAATGTGAATAATCTGTTCGGATATTTTTTTATCCATCTGTAATTTTTGTACTTCTGGTACATCAAAATAGATGCTTGGTACAAATTCGACCTCGGATACAAAATATCCACCATCCATATCCCCCTGACAGCAACCAATATCGATCCGTGTCAACAAGCGTTCGACCGGTCGACCAAAAAGCTCCAATCCCGGTAGCGCGTGAAAAACCTTTTTAGCAAACGCCAATAATTTGTCGTAATTTTTTTCCTTGGCGGGATCGATGAGAGTCGCCTTGTACTCGTTAAGGATCGTTCGTACCATGTACACGAATTGATTTCCGATAAAAAAGACACGCCACTCCCCATTAGTCTGCAGGGCCTTGATGTACGGTTGAAAGATACATCCCTCATACAACGACGCGATCCTTTCCAGATATTTGTTAATTTTATACATACGGTCTTTCTCAAAGATTTCAAAATCGATGGATTCTTGACCAAAGATCGGCTTTCCAATAATCTTACCGTCATCGCCTTTGGGAAGCGCGGATAACTTTTCAATAATCTCTTCTCTATCTTCCTTTATTTCCTCCGATTTGACTACCATCATAGGCAATACGGATACATTCTTTTCTTTCAGATATTCATAATACTCGTTCTTGTAATTAATTAGCATCTGAAACGCAGCGGGAGGAAAGATGTTGTCCCGGGAAAAAACATTTTCGATGCGTTGATACTCCTGTTTGCTCAGGACGTGATAGGCCTCGAGCTTGTCAAAAATCAACAGGAAAACCATGCTGCAAGACTGTACCTCTTTGTAGATATTCTTGTCATTCCCCATAATGGGGATAAAATCATACTGTGTGCCATAAATATTCTGGAGATACAAGAGGATAGATATATCGTACGAAACCCAGGATTTATTCTTGTGTTCAATAGTATATTCAGAGGGCACGTTGGTCAACCAGGGCCTTTGTTTCTTATCAATGTCAATAAGTTCTTCTTTGGTAATCTCTTCATCAAAATAGGGAGTGATGATGCATCCGATTCTGATCTTTTTCATAGAAGTGTCTGTGTGATGATTAATTTTAGAAATCATCTACATAATTTTTTTTACACCGATTAAAAATTGCTCTCTTCTTTGTTCCAGGTAATGTAAAGATTTGGTACCAAACAAGAAGCATTTGATAAGGAACTAATTATGTATATCGGGTTATCAACGATCCGTATACAGAAAAAGGTATCTGTTCTCGGAGTTCCTCGAGCACGGATAGAATTGTTTCATGGTGATCGCGATAGCGATCCAGGACACGTGCGCAACATAAATAGAGTTGGAGCTCTTTGTATTTTGTGGTCGCATATCGTATGCCAAATCGATCAACCGCCGTCAAATCCCATAATTGCCGAGCGATACAATCCGGTAGGCTGATAATCTTGCCAACGGTCGCAATCAATGGATCTTGGTCTTGACCATCAGGGGGAGCGGTCAGGGTGGCGTCTCCAGAGGGATGCAACCTCCGCATCGCCTCCAAAAACAATTGTTTCTGATAAGATATTCGTGCGACTCTTCTACGGAATTGATCCGGATCATTCTGAAATAGTTTTTTTTGAGACTCATCTCCACAGGGAATGAAAAGAGGATCGTCGAGCATGACCCATATGTGCAATAATACTATTTGAAGACGACTATTTATAAGAGGATCTGGCAAAAACGCAGTCATCGTCATATTTCCATCATCATCGACTTGGGGATGATAAGGAATACGAGCACCAATAAATTGAACAGTAGCCGCCTTGATTGGATATCGATTTGGGTAACTGAATCGAATATCGAAATAGGGGTTCTCGTCATTATAGTGCATACTATTGGGAGATAAATGCAACCGTACAATCACGTATTGCTCGTCAGTATTGAATTCAAGCACTTGAAACGGAAGATCAAGATCCTTGCTTAAATTTGAAATTTCACGACGCATGACGGCATTTGCCTTTTCCTTTATTTGTATTTGATCCATTTTTTTATAAAAAGGTTGATTAGCGGTTGCTTTTTTTATAAAATTAATAAAAAAAACAAAAAAAAATTGATGGAATAGGAACAATGGATTGTTTAACAAGAAAAAAAAAGAATGAAGTGGCTACCTTTTTTTTCTTTTGCGGCAACGGCATTCCAGGGTCCGTTGTTGATGGACCGTGGACTCTATCACAAGAAATTTGGTGAGGTGTTGTATTTGGATTATTGCTGTGGGATTGGAAACTCGACACGAGAAATGATGGTGTCGGGATCTCGTCACATCGATCTGCTCCGCGTGGTTGGCATCGATCCGAATCCCGTCCATGTTGCTATTGCACGTCGTCTTCACTCTCCTCTGGTGTCTTTTTATCATGGAACGATACCGGAGATGCGCATTCCCAAAGATTCTGTGGACTTGATCCAGATCAAGTGTGCCCTACCTGGTCTTAAAAACAAAGAACGTCATATAGAAGAAATGTATCGCATCCTGAAACCCAAAGGCACTCTTCTCATCATCGAAGAGTGCGAGGAATTTCCTCGTAATAATGATCCCTATCCAAGCATCGTCGACATTTCAAACACAAAGATAACCGATCATTTGCTTCTTGAAGCCATCTTTGATGACATGGTAGACCAATGGATCCATGACGATCTGGAATATCGCGTCTATAAAAAAGTATCGATGGAGGATGAAGAATAATTAAATAATCTTGGAGGAAAGATAGAGAATGAGTTTCAATAATCTAAATACCGATGGTGCCCGTGCCATTTATCTTGCCCTTCTTGGAGGAGGAGATCCACGATTAGGTCCGTATAATTACAAGTATCCCAATGTCGTGGTGACGGGACGATTTCCTGTGGCAGCGCCTGTGCTTCGTAACATTGATGATCTCAAGACATATTGGTTTGGTGGATACACGGGTCTACCAAGGGTAAGTTCCACACCGCTGGGTGTCAACAGTCTTTATAATCGCGCTCCTTACATCGATCAGGGCTCCCTACAAACAAGAGGGATCTAACCACGCCTTCCCAAAAAAATTTTTTTTTTTTTCAAAAAGAAAAATAGAAAGGAGTGGTTTTTTAAAATGGATTCAAAATACCTTCGATATATTCCACAGGTAGACTTACCAACAAATCGTGAAGTGTTTATCCATATTCCGTTCACCTATCAATTCTTACAAAATATACCCAACGACTTTTTGAGAACCCGAATCATTTCCGACTCCTTACTCTATATTATGGACTATTTAAAGGATACGTTCGAAGCAGAATTTAATATTCTTCCAATCGTTCCGTTTTCAAGGAAATTTTCAACAGAATTTATCGGATTCAAAATTTCAGGACCAAGCCAAGTGGTTCAAATTTTAGAAGACTATTTTGCAGATGATGATAATAGCAAAGGAATTCAAGCGATTAAACGACATTTCAAACAAATGTATTTAAAAAAAAAACCAATCTCTTCTTTACAACCTTACCCTCAACTTTTCTTTCCTACACAAATATCAAAATATAACATGTGGACATCACCAACCTCATCCCCAACCCCAACAAAATTTTCAAAACAATGGGATTGAAAAAAATTTTTTTTTTTTTTGGGAGAAAAATAAAATTTTTTATTTTTCATTTTATTGAGAGGAATATACCAATTCCATCATCCATCTCTATATTATTTTTTTACCATTCCTTTTAATAAAGAGGGGATGGATTGCGGTATCTGTTATTACAATTACACTCAGGAAAAGGATATCTTTCCCCTGACTTGTTGTAAAAATAATATCCTCTGTCTTCGATGCGTCCAACTGTTAACAACTCCCTTATGTCCTTTCTGTCGAGCACGGATCCCCGATCTCCCAGAAAAGCCACGTATGGCGATTAGTTATGAAGCCGAGTCCACCCTTACTCCTTCTCCTTCACGTGAATGGAGACCGGCCTCACTACCTCTTTCCGCCACTCTTGATGAAGCCTACATTGATTCCCGTACGATGCGACGACGTCTTCGTCGCCTTCGAAAACTACAGCAACGTGAAGATGACCGTGTTTACAATCGAAATCTAACCCGGGTCATGCGAGAAAGTCGTTCCTCGATGAGAAATGACATTTATCAACAGATCCAGGAAGATCGAGAAATTTTTGAAATGGATCTATAAGAAAGTAAAAGGTTTAAAATTTGAAAATAAATCATTTTTCAATTTTTGTAATCTCTTCCAACACCACCAATTTCTTCTTTTATTACCCAACTATAAAATGATATCTCTTGATGCGGTATTATCCTTAATTACTCGTATATTAACCGGTACAGCGACGCTCTCTCCAAAAAATAAAAAGATCCTTGTCCGATTCTGTGCCACCACCATGGCACCCTTTCTTCCTCCGAGTGGACATCATGTTCTGAAAACCGTCGATATTGTTTTGGTATCAGATACGGACACCTTTCGTGAGGCGGCTCGTTATGATTCAAGAGAACATCGTATCCAGATCAAGAATCCACTGGATGTTCGCAACTCCATTCCTTGGATGATACGATGGGTATTTATCCCCGACTGGGATCTTCATCGATCCGTACGCATGTTCCTCTTGGTGCTTATTCATGAGATGACTCATGCCTGGCAGGCGACGTCCCCTTACTATAAATCTCTTCCATGGTGTCAGATGGAAGCACACGCTAATTATGTCACATTACGTGTCGCGATCAAGACGGGTCTGGAAGACGATTACGAGTTTGGATGGACTCTTTTTGACCGCCTGAAACGATGGAAATTTTTAGCCACACCTTTTTTTTCTTTTTCCATGTTACCGTCCGAAGATGACCTACAACAAATCGAAGAATGTTATCGTCATCTTCCAAGAAATATGATTTAACAAGAAAAAGGCCGTACAAGAAATGAAGAACAGTATCTTTTGCTCTTTAAAAATGGGAGCGATCAGTGCCTTGTATTTCATCCCTGAAATAATGGATCATTCTCGTAATAATATCCTTGTATTTATCTCGAGTTTTTTTATTCAGGCGGTTCATGATGGTGTTTGTCTACTCTTTTTAATTTTGTTCATGAACACGTTGTATCATAAAAATTTTCAGACTTTACTTCATCTGAATCTGTTGCATTGTGTCATCATGATCTGTTTCTGTTATTATAAACGATGCGTGTTGACCTTGTTGTATAATTACATTTTGAATATTGACATGTGTAATCGATATATCCCAATTTGGCAACGGGTCTATAATCGAACTCTTTCCAAGTATTGTATGAATGATTATACAACCACATACCTATGGCTAAATAATCATATCCTACAGTCATCTATGGTTTTGTTCAGTAATTTATATTTACTTTTTGGAAAACGTCACCTGCATTAAAAAAAAAATGAATCCTCTCAAAAAGAATCTTGTTGGAAAAGATTAAGAATAATTATTATGACGAGTACATTATTGGAGCATAAAAACGGTCACGAGCGTGATTCTCGTGTTTCCTTTGATGTCAAGCATCACAAGTACAGCGTTGATGGCATGGACGACTACATCTCCGTGACCACCATCATCAAGGAGTTTTTTCCCAAGTTTGACAGCGATCACATCATCAACAAGATGATGAAGGGGGCCAATTGGAAAGACAGCAAATATTTTGGCATGACCAAGCCGGAGATCCAGAAACTTTGGAGCGACAAGGCGGAAAGCGCTGCCAGTTTGGGCACGCTATTGCACAACACCATCGAGAATCATTACAATGGTGTGAATTTTTCTGTCGATCCTACCATCGAGAAGGGCTTTGCACAGTTTATGGAGTTTGAGAAGCATCGTTTGGCAAATACCGGTCTGGAACCCTATCGCACCGAATGGATCGTGTTTTACGAGGATTTTCACATCGCGGGAAGCATCGATATGGTATTTATCGATCCAAAGACGGGTGATCTTCATATTTATGATTGGAAACGCACAGCCGAGCTCAAGAAATCAAATCCTTATCAATCGGGATTCCCTCCGGTGCATCGTCTCGAGGATTGCAAGTATAATCATTACAGCCTTCAGCTCAACATCTACAAGTTCATCCTGGAGCAGAAATATGGGAAAAAGGTGCAATCCCTGACGCTTGTTGTACTGCATCCCGACAATCAAGAGTTTATTCTGGAACCCGTGCGCGATCTTCAGAAAGAAGTGGGAGAACTCCTCCAATTTGCCGTCGAGAAAAAGTTGTATCTTGCCAAGTGATTGAACCTAACCCATATATACACACTCTGCTCCAGTATATGCACATCCAAGGAGTTCACCATTAGGACCTTTTGCATTATCACAATCGGAAGCGCTATATTTTGAACAATCCACCTGCTCATAATCTTCTTCCTGTTCTTGATACTTGATCAAAATTAGTATACAGAAAACAAGAATGATTATTAAAATTGAAAATAGTAAGAAAGAGAAAATCATTTTTGTTGAATTATTTTATTTTTTTTTCCGATTGAAAAAAAAATTTTTATTGAACTTGACTTAACAAGTATCCTTGTTGATTTCTATTTTTGCCACCTTTTAGCCAATTTTCCATCATTGCGACAACAAATAAATCGTTTCGTTTATAAGAGTCAAAATCGGCATCTCTATGGCGTCGAACTTTTTGCATCATTTCTTGTGACATGAAACCACCGGTGCCCGCAATTCCATCTTCGTGACCACAGAAATTTGCACTATGGGGATTATTATTGCACGCAAGTCCATAATCAATAAGTTTGAGACGACCATCCGTATTGACCATAATATTTGCAGGTTTAATATCTCGATGGACATATCCCGCTTCGTGAAGAAGTCCTACTACAATTTTTAAATGATGTATCCATGCATCTTTAAGTTCTTGAGAATAGTCTGTGCGACGAATTTGATTCAGAGGAATCCAACCATCTTTTGCTGCCAAGTACTGCATATCAAAATAATTTCCCTTTTGGTCGCGTGCCATTTGTTGGTTATAAAGTTGTGGAGTGTAATCGGGTGCAACTCTACGCGCTTGTCGCATGCTTTCCAATTGATATTTTGTATCTTGTTGTCGTTGCTTAGACAAACTTCGTTTACGGACTCTTTTTATTTGCTTTGTATCGGTATCTTTTAATGCAAAAATTACACCCATTGCACCACGGAATAATTGCTGTTGACTCATTTTATTGTAATTATTTTTTGAACAATTCTTATTTTGTAAGAAATTGAATCCGGTCAATGCTCTGCTCTGCTTATGGAATGTTGGAGTAGGTTCGATAGATATAAGATTTGGGTAATTAAAAAAAAAAAAGATTGCTATTCATAGAGCACGTCTTTGAGTTGATCTTTATGTCCTCCTCTGCTACTCCTACTCCCATCGTGGCATCTTATGAAGTGGAGGGTATGATTCTTTATCATTTTCTTGCGCAATTATCTTCCAGCAATCCTCCTTCTCTATTTATTGATTCCTCGTATAAGGAGCCGATTCCTACGGTACAGCAGGAGGTATTGGCGTCTGATATTACCACGATCAAGCTTGGTTTTGCGAATTATTATTTTCGGACACTGCTAACGGCCATTTCATTGGATATCCCTTTTTACGGGTTGTCCGATCAAGAAAATATTGATCTCTTGTCTTTTTTGGATCTATTCCTGCAGTTTTTTACAACGCTGTCAAATACCTTGTCTTATTATGTACAGACCTACCAGGTTCAGGATTATAATATTCTGGATATCTTCAAGGAACTGCAACAGGCGTCTGTGAGTGTGGGAGGAATTGTATCTTCTCTCAAGAAATATATGGCGCTACGAGATGCCGTTGGCAAGGTCATTACCTTGGACGAAAACACGGCATTAAATCAGCTGGTCCTTCAATTTAAATCCGCCATCTCCTCGTTTGATTTTATCGTGGCCTTGCATGGAGGCCCAGGCAGTAATGGTGGTCTTACCAACATTAATAATTCTATTGTCAATTTTGGCTCGGGAACCATCTCAGTGGGTACCTACGGTGGTGCCACAGGTGGCAATGGTAATGGTAATGGTGGTGGTAATCTATCAAGTCGATGCGTACCAAAAGAGGCCAACCCCGGAGTCTTTCAAGGCGCTCTTCTCAACATGTTTCAAACCTTTTATGGGAGTTGTGGACCTTTATTTCTCGCCGATTCCTCCCCTACTGTGCCTTCTCCGACGCCTATCCCCAAGCCCGTTTATACACAGAAAGAAATCATCCATCTATGGTATTCACGACCACTCTCGCTCGTGAAAAGATTACCTTGTTATTCGGGGGGTGATTCCACCTCGAGAAAATCCTGCTCCCCCTCGTTCACCGTCTATTATCCTCGAAATAATCTTTCTTCTCTACGCGAGCTGTTTATCCCCTTGACCGATTATGGCAAATTTTATCTTTTATTGTCCGAAGAATCCTTGTTGGATCCTGAAGCACTGGGATTCCTGCTTCCCGCCGTCGCATGGTCACGACGTGCCAAGTGTGGGGAACAATGGATTGTCATCGCACGGACCAAAATTATGATGGACCGTAAGCCCCTTCCGGTATTAGTTCTGGACGTACGGAGAAACAAGGCCTGATAGGATAGATTTCCACTGGTCTTGGAGAACAGAAATGGTGTCTAAGCATTGCTGAAGTATAGCCAGCATCTGAACATTTTCTATAGAATCGGAATAAAGAAAAGGTCGTTTGCCTGCAATATTGGTCATGAGTGATCTTTGTAGCAAGGGTGGATAGAGTGGAAAATTCGTCTGTAGGGTCTCATAGGTCTTGCAAAAATCGTAGACGGTGGAGGATAAAGATGTCAGAGGGGTGTTGGTATTAGGATCCGGGTATTGTAAAGAATGGGAAGTGAGGGATTGGACTATAAATTGCACAAAATCGGTATAGATATCGATGCTTTGTGGACTAAAATTAATGAGCGTGTTGGCATCCAGATAATTTTGAGTTGTTAATACGGTGTTGCGCATAAAGGTAAACAGGGTCGTCCAATGATCAAAAAAGGGATCCAGCGTGTTACCGCTTTGCCATGAAGAAAGAATGGTAAACTGATCCGTGAATGCGGTCTCGATCGTGATTAATTTCTGGACCAAGGGGAGCAAGGACTGGGCGAGCGTGATCTGAGCCTGTAAAGGTTGTATCAAGGATTGCATTTCCACACAATCCTCCAGCAGTAGTAAAAGTGTATCAGAAGAAAGCTCCGTCCAGGGAAGAAGAATGGATTGCAGATTCGTGTAGAAGGGAGCAAATTGATAATGGATGCGGACGAGATAGGATGCGGTCGTAGTCATGGTGTTTTTAATTCAAGAACGTGCTTTTTTTTTTCAAAATGAAATTTATCTTGTTATAAGATAGATATATATATCGAGAATAAATGTCCGGATCCAGTGTTTTAAACCTCAGCAACCAATGTCTTAACATTGGTTTCCAAAAAATCGCTTCCTCTGTGTTTCTTGCCTACGCGACTCCCATCCGAACCGCCGTCAACGCGACGATGCAAGCCATGGTGTCCGCCGAGACTAACCCTACCTATCCTACCTCGTGGACGACCCTGATCGATTCTTACAACGGCACCAATCTTTACACTACCCTGGAAACCGTGAGCACCAACGCTGCCAGCCTGATCACCGAGGCCAACGCCCTCGCTCAGGTGTACACCCTCGGTAACCAGGCGACCATCACCGCCCAGGGTGACGACAACCTTCTCTACCACCTCAACAGGAGCAACCTCGCCTTCAACCAGCTCGCCGATAGCGTGCAGGACCTTATGGTCGTTTTCGGCTACTCCCTTGTCCAGAACAACGATACCAAGGACACTGGTGACTGGCTCCTCGGTTCTCAAACCAGCAGTCCTACCAGCATTGTGAATCTTGCTGCCGGAGATCAAGAGATCCTTCTCCAACTCGCCGCCAACCTCTCCGTGGCGTTCAACAACATCGCCAACAGTGTCAACACCCAAGTGAACAGCGTCCCCTCCTGGAGCCTCGCCGGTCTTTCCGGTATCCAGGTGTACCTTTCCTATGTCGCCCAACAGGCCACCGAGCAGTCCTCCTACAGCACCACTCTGGAGAGCACCTCCCAGAGACAACGCGAGTCGCTCGCTATCAGTGCGTTCGTCGTGATGCCTTCCCAGTACGACGAGTACCTCGCTGCGCAAACCGCTCTTTTCCAGAGCATGTATCTCTCCGGCGAGTACTTCCAAGACATCTATGAGGGTATCCACGATGCCACCATCTTCGGTACCTCGCCCACCCCCGGCTCCACTCCCACCGGCACCCCCGACCTCACCCCTACCCTGACCTCCAACTAAATTAAGACTCCGCTCTATGAAAAACCATCGCTTTTCATCCTCCCAATCGGTCGTGAAATGATAATGAGCAATTGACTGGTCACACCAAACGTGACCCCAAGATAGAAATGATAATGATTGACGACCACCGCAAGCGCAGATATCACATGACCCGTCACCCATATTGCATCCGCAAGAAGGGGATAATTCATGTTGCGTATTTTTTTGCAATCTTACAATCATTATTTTAGATTTATTTCTTGGGATGTTAAAGATTGTTTGATTAGATCTCTGTATCGTTCTTGACATGCAAGAGCTTGACAAGAGTCCAGAAAGAAGGGTGGGAAACGGGATAATAGGTCGAAGAAGGACTAAAAAAGGTTTGTTGAAGCATAGTTCGTACTGAATCCTCTCCCACTTTGTACAGCGTCATGAGAATGTATAATAAAAACTGTGGGATACGATCATCTCCATAATAGGCCCTCCATTTAGGAATTAATTTTTGAATAATTTCCATAATGCCATATCGTTTTACGTCGGGAAGCGTGATCGATCGAGAACCCTTTTGAATTAGTTGATCGGTAATGGATTCCAAACGAGAATAAAGAGGAAAGGTGCCCAATTGCCGGAGACGTTGAAAGGATTGAACAAACGTTGTCGGGGGAATTCGTAATGTTACTGGAAGATCATGGACTGCATGAGCGTAGGCTTGTTGCGAATGCGCATAACCATGCGCATAATCCCAGAACAATTGTTCTCCGGGTTCAAGATCTTTGGACGCAAGAACCATGATGGTTATCTTTTCGCGTACTTGACCCGTCGAAAATAATGCAAAAATCATGCTCATGGGTGGAAGAATGATGATATTGGACTGCCGAATATCGTGATTCATGAATGACGTGATGGGAAAAAAGAGAGGCAGAATACCCAATTCCGGGACTCCCACCAGTCCATAAATGGAGGTGAATTTTTTACGGACTTGATCCTTGGTCTCTTGGTCTTTGCGCAAAGGAATTCGCGATTCCTGATTTAATTGTACCTGTCGTTGTTGGACCCGAATCTTGATATCATTGGTAGCGTATCGATAAATATCTTGATTCGTCTCCATAAAAAGCAATGTGCCTTTGGGAATGGGAGATTTCACAAAAAGACCACGATCCACCTGGGTTCCATAATCAACTCTGTCGATCACAATCGATGAGTTCATGTAAATCGGAGAATATACATCATAACGTTTTGGACCAGACTTGAAATGACGTTGAATAGTTTTTACAGATCCATGAATCCAATGATCGATGATTCGTCGAGAGTGTTCTTGTTGTTGGGCCTGCATTTTTGTTGAAATAAGAAAAAAAATCGACCTTTTTTTTTAAATGTTTTCTTTTTTTGACAAAAAATACCCATTGTGAAAAAAAATGACAAAAAATTCTCAAGTGAATTGTTGAAAATTTTCCAAAAAAATGGGAAAAAAATGCAAAGAAAAGGAATGTACGGTGAAAAACGCAGTCTTTAATTATCGTGGAAGCAAAGGGGGTATTTATTGCAAAAATCACAAGGTCGATGGTATGATTGATGTCAAACATCCTCCTTGCGAGTATGAAGGGTGTGACACTCGCCCGTTATACAACGAGCGGGGACAAAAGAAAGGACGTTTCTGCGTGGATCACAAGCTCAAAGGCATGATTGATGTAAAACATCCTCCTTGCGAACATGAAGGATGTGACACTCGCCCGTCATACAACCTGCGGGGACAAAAGAAAGGACGGTTTTGCGTGAAGCACAAGATCAATGGCATGATCGATGTTGTGTCTCCAACTTGCGAACATGAAGGATGTGACACTCAACCGGTATACAACCTGCGGGGACAAAAGAAAGGACGCTTCTGCGTGAACCACAAGCTCTATGACATGATTGATGTCCTACATCCTCCTTGCGAGCATGAAGGGTGTGGCACTCAACCGGTATACAACGTTCGGGGACAAAAGAAAGGACGCTTCTGCGTGAACCACAAGCTCAAAGGCATGATTGATGTCAAGAATCCAACTTGCGAGCATGAAGAATGTGACACTCAACCGGTATACAACGTTCGGGGACAAAAGAAAGGACGTTTCTGCGTGAACCACAAGCTCTATGACATGATTGATGTCCTACATCCTCCTTGCGAGCATGAAGGGTGTGGCACTCAACCGGTATACAACGTTCGGGGACAAAAGAAAGGACGTTTCTGCGTGAACCACAAGCTCAAAGGCATGATTGATGTCCAGTCTCCAACTTGCGAGCATGAAAGTTGTGACACAATCGTTATGAAGAAATACGACGGTTATTGTACCCACTGTTTTGCCAATTTGTTTCCAAACGATCCGCGGACCGCCGAAATTCGAACCAAATCCAAAGAGATACAATGGGTAAATGCTATCATCCAACAGTTTCCGACCCTCGACTGGATTTGGGACAAGCCACTCTACGTTGATTTCTCTGGCGGGTGCTGTGCATCCAAGCGACGCATCGATCTACGAGCCCTCGTAGAACATCCACATCAAGGCCTGTTCTGGCTGTGCATCGAGATCGATGAGAACCAACACCGCGGATACGAGGACGGCTACGAAATCATGAGATACAACGATTTGTTTTTGGACTTCAGTGGAAAATACGTCTTTCTCCGAATCAATCCCGACCCGTTCCAAGAGGGATTGGATAGGAAAGATCCACCGTTTGAGGAGAGGCTTGTGATAGTGGACAGAGAAATTCAAGACATTATGAAAAATGGTGGAGTCGAAGAATTGATAGACGTCCGGCATTTCTTCTATAACGACGGTGGGTCTTTGTAGTGATGTCGTTGATCAAATAAATTTTTTTTTTATATTTGGTTCTTAATAGAGAGATAGATTTTTCTTCACCCCTAATGACATCCCCCTCTTCTTATCAAAAACTCTTTTTTGGTAATTCTATTCAGAAACACTGGAACCTGGTAGAAGTGGTGGATGAATTTGGAAAGCCTACCGAGTTTATTGCCGTCCGTGGAGAGATACGGAGCCGGCTTGGTGAGCAATGTCTTTTAAAACAGATCCGGATCTACAAGAAAAAACTCATCGGCCTCTGTTCCTATCAAGAATTTCCCCAGCAATTCTGTAATCCCCATGATACCTCCCGTTACACGCCTCAACGATTCATTGAGAGGTTTGGCAACGATGTCGTATTATGGTGTCACTGTTTCCGTGATCCCTGGAATTATTTCCCCATGAATGTACCCGCGCTTCTTTACAGCGAGACCGATCAATATCCGCATTCTCGGTATCTTCATGGACTCGTGGGCACCGTCGAGAAAAAGTATGATTTCTTTGTCAGCATCCAGGATGGTGCATGGAACGATCATATTCGTGGCATCCGTGTAGCCGAGAAATGGCTTGGTGTGATGGCCGATCAGATGGGGCTCAAGATTTTGGTCTGTGGTAATCATCGTCGCCAGAATTTTCCTTCTCCTAACATCGATGTCATCGATTTCCAAAAATGGAGTGATTTTGTCCAGTGCATGAATTCCGCACGAGCCCTTTTTTGTAGCTCGATCTATGACGCCAGTCCTCGGATTATTGTCGAATCGCTTTCTCTGGATATGCCCGTGCTCCTCAACAAGAATATCCTGGGCGGATGGAAATACATCGGAGAAGACACCGGTCGTCTTTTTGATCCCGAGATGGACCCTGTACAGATCCAGGAATTTGTCGGATCCTTTCTTGCCCAAAAATTCAGTCCTCTGGAATACAGCCGTGCCACTTTTGATGATGTACATGCCAATGCAGAGTTCCTCGCTCATCACATTCGTACCCTCACCTCGCTCCGCTATGAGGATTTTGTCGATGGATTTCTTTTTATTAATTTGGAAGAGCGCATGGACCGTCGACAGACCATGCAGAGTGAATTCAAACGTATGGGTATTCCTGAGACCATGATGCATCGTATACCGGCGATCCGGGAAGAACAATGTGGTCATCTCGGATGTGCCAAAAGCCATGTCGAGGCACTGAGCATTGCGCGTCAGAAAGGATGGAAACGATTTGTAATCCTGGAAGATGATTTCCGTTTCCGAGTGAATCGACAGCAATTTCTTTATACGCTTTCTCGATTCTATCAGAACACACCGTGTCAGGAAGAAGGAGGTGTCTTTTTGCTGGCGCATTATTATCTCAAAGAAGAAAGCACGCCACTGCCAACGCTGATTCGACGGGTGATCCAGGCAACAACCACGGCCGGCTACCTTGTCTGCGATGGTAATGCCGGAAGAATTCAGACATTGGTGGATGTGTTTCAGGGTGCGATGACAGACATGACGGAGGAATTGCGCAAATTCTTGGAAAAATATCCTCATGCCAAGATGATGGAAACCCAGAATGCTATCGATCAGAGATGGCTGCCTCTTCAACGAGAACAAGGCTGGTTCTATACCTCGGATCCGGTCATTGGTGTCCAGGATTTCAGCAGTCCATCGAGCATCATGGGGCCGTTGCGTGCCAGAAAGAATAAATAAAATATTTTTTCAAGGGATGGAATAAATAATTGTAATGACAAGGATTTATGTAAAAAAGATGGATCCACCACTCATTATCAATCTATATGAATGGCAACGTTTATTTATCAATAAAGAGGAGGAGGAGGAGGAAGATGATGAACTGGGTTTGGAGAATTGGGTGACGCAAAAACTCGTCAATAAAATGGGTGAGCAGTTTGGAATCCTGATTGATATGGAATGTCTCCATTGGGAAAGTACGGGAGAGATTAGGGAGCTGGAGTTAATTATCCCCGAGGACATACCGGATGAATTTTGTGAAGATATGTTTGCTTCTAAGAATATTCAATACGTACTGGATGCTCTCTTTGAAGAAATGATGGATGAGAGGAAACGGCGCATCGCCACAAGACCCAAGGCGAGGAAGATCAAGTTTGTACTGGATATTGGAAAACAGGTTCCACAAAGAAAAAAGGGTCCAAATGTAAAAAGAAAAGTAAAACGTGTTTCCGCACAAGATCTTCAGACGCAACGATATAAACGAAGGAAGATTATGTGGTGGAATTTGGATTATATTGTGAATGGACCCATAAAATATCTAATCTATGAAAATGAAAGATTGAGGAAATCATATTTCGTAGAATTCATGAACGATGATAATCAATTGTTGCAATATTTTTTCAGTATGCTTCGTCCAAAATTAAACGAATTATTGAATAATAACATTATTCTCGTCGATCATTATATCAAAACTATCGATGATACTGGAAAGGTACCGGAGGAAGCTGACAAAACGATTGATGAAGCCGTGGAACAGATAACTATGGATGTTATCAAGAATTACAAGGAGACGTTGCAAAAAAAATCTGATTTATATCATTGTTTAAGTGCTATATTGCAAAAATATCCTTTGGCCCATATTACTCACGTGATTCATTTATTTCCTCCTTCTCAAAAAATATTTTTAGCACAGTGGTTCAAATTTACATTTAATAAAATGAGGTCAGAATGATTTTTTTTTACTTGGAAAAAAAAATTCTGCAGCAGATGAATAGAATGACGCTTTTCAACCAGGAATATATCGCCTATTGTATCCATTTTTCCAAAGTGTGGGCGGTCTTTGAACAGAACCCTTCCATTGTAGATTCCATAGTGGAAGACGTGGATTATCACAAGAAAGAGGATAAAAAAACTCCTGTGTGGTTTGCCCCTTCGCTGAGACGTCTTTATGATCATTACGGTCGATCCGTCCCCATTACCCGTATCTCTTTTGAGCAGAACTGGTTTCAGGGATTTTCCAGGGTCGGTCTTCTCCAAATGCGGATCTTTAATGACAATGAAAAGACAATCTTCGAGGTCAAGAATCACATTCTTGGAGAACGCTTTCTCAAGACAATCCATCAGAACAATATGCTGATGCCCTTTGATATGCATCTACAGTTCTGTGCCGTGGACCATTCCATGACGGTGCTCAGCTATCCCCTGACCATTTCGATTGTTCCCTGCAAATCCTCCGATCCTGATATGAAAAGTTGGTACGATGTGGGAGATGGTGTAGGTTACCTTCCTATTCGCATCGATGCTCCACTGCTTACCTTTTATGATGAGGAAGACAATCGTGTCGGTCTGCGCACCTTTCTCGCAGCGACGCGCACGAATATCAAGAGACATAAGAATCGATCATACTCCTATACTCTATACGCCAACCAATATGCAGGTATTTATCAATGGGCTCGATTTACTACCGTGTAGAAAAAAAAAACTGAATCTTGACAGGCGTCCTCTAATCCTCAAAGGAGGTGAAGAAGAAGAAGAAGAAGAAGATTGAATTCTATTTTTTAACCTTTTTTATTGTGTTCAAAAATAAATCAAGAAAGGATGATGATCACGGAAGAATACACTTATCTTAAAGGGGCCAAGGTTCCGTGGTCAGAAAGCGCCAACATTGAATTCAAAGTTTCTTTCTCTTCTGCCGCGAAAGAAGTTTACATCAAAACCATTGGTGCGCTTCTCAATCAGGAGAAGGGCGGATGTCTCCTTTTCGGCATCGACAATCACGGCATCGTCAAAGGATTTATCCCGTCGGTTAAGAAACACAATACAATTGATCATATAAAGCTTATGATGGATGACATTGTTTCCCATGATTTGCTTTTTACGGATGGCACGCTCCTCCCGCTGGATAGAACCCTTCAAGTCAAGGTTCATCCTATTTCCGTCGATGAATTCGTCGTGGTAGTCTTCTGTTACAAGAAGTCTTCTCTAAAGGTTACGAGGCCGAATGGTGAAATTTATGTGAGAGGGAATGCTTCTACGCGTCTATGGAAAAAAGGACCCTTTTTTTTACTCACGGCGAGTTGACAAGCAGGATTCAAGAGCGTGTGCTTCAAGAGGAGGCTCTCAAGACCAAGGAACTGGAGGAAGTGTCAAAAAACCATATCATTGACATGGAACTCTATAATCAGATCCTCTATGATTATCACAAAATAGAAAGGAAACAAGAACGACATAGAAAGCAAGAAGAAGGAATCATGATTCCGATTCGCTTTTTGAGCATCGTCGTATGTTTTTTCCTCCTGGCCAGTTGGGGCTGGCGTTAAAAGAAAAAAAATGAATTATCTTTATCATCCCCGTTCCAATAGCTAAAGAATTTTTTTTGTGATTTTTTTACCACAGGCGTACATGCAGTGTTCCGTACAAGACTGTGTCTTTTTTGCCAACGAGGGGTGCTACGGTACCTGTTCACGTCATTCCATCTACAAGCCGGTCAAGATCCTTTCTTTTATGAAGCCGACTCTACCCAAGGTCATTCTCGATATGATTTTTGAGATGTCCCACAACCCCAGCCCGTTGTATCTAAATGACAATGAGATTGTGGCCATCCTGGGGAAGCAACCCGAAGACGTTTTTGTGGATCCGGATCTCGTCCAGGAACGTGTCTATTGGCTCGAACATCACGATATTCCGTACATGGGTTGTGATGCCATTGAGTACGCCATCAGGGTGTTGGATTTTACCGAAAACAAGTATCTCCGCGTGGAAGATGCAGAGAGAATCATGGTGGCCATTGACCTTCGTGATCCCAATCGCGCTTCCAGGATTGCAATGGAGAAGGCGGTCGTGATCAATACCCTGCACCGAGGAGTTCTTCCTCGTTCCATGTTCTCTATAGGTCTCTGCTATCATGGTGCTCCGGCCTGTACCAACAAGATGTCTCGTGAGTGCGTCCGGAACATTGTTAACGGTGGTGGTGGTGGTGGTGGTGGTGGTGGTGGTGTAATGTAAAGACTTTTTGTCTGGCCTCGAAAACGAAAGAAAGAAAAAACGAAATGAGGAAAAAAAAAATTTTTTGTTTTATTTTTTTTTTTCTACAATTAATTGTAGAGATAACAAAATGTCCGTATATAGAAACCTTAGCACACAAGAACGCTCGACAAGCTCTGGTACTTCTTCAGAGGAAGTTGTTACAGTGGTGGATTCCCAAATTGCCCCGACGGAAGTCGAACAGGCGGAAGAATCCCCCGCTGTCGAACAGAAGGAGATAGAGACTCCAGTTTTACATACCAACTTTTCATCTATCCATGAAACTAATGCCGTGTTGCTATCGGTAGTCGACAACTTGGAAAAGTACGTGGCCCAAGTTATTGAAAGCATTAGGGAAAATATTCAGAAAAACAAGATAGAGCTTGAATTGATCAAGCAACAAATTATTCAGGATATGCAAGATTTTGAAGCCAGAATTAATTCTTTCCTTGCTTAGAGCACAAGCTATTCATCCCTTTTTGAGAAAAAAAACTGATGCTTTTCTTTCTCTTTTATCATTCTTGTTCTGGTAGAGAGTTTTTCTATTATCTAACAATGACATTATTTCGATTTCTTATCAAGCCTTCTTCAGAACCTATGACTTACAGGCGTATTGACACGGGTGGTCCTCTTAATTTTCTCAACGAGGCCGCGAAAACCAACAGTCGTGAGAAAAGCGTCCCTGTTATGGCGTTGGTCGCGTATCATCGGCCTTCTTCCGAGGAGGAGCTCGAAACACTGATTGAGCAACATTCCAAATCCCATCAATGCGAGTGTAATGTGCGCAGTCGTGGTACAGTGGCTGATTTTGGAAAGAATTTGTACGAGGCGCAATCGACCTGTTTGGCCTACAAGGAGAAATTTCCTTCTCAAAGGATCTTTTCCATGGAAGAGTGCTACTCTTTTATGCGCAATCTGTTTTGTGTTGCGCCGTTGCGCGGGTTACGACAAGAAGAAAAGTCGGTGCGGGAGATTCACGACCTTTTGAAGGCAATGGACGGCGACATGAGCATTCGATTGGCGACAAGAAGCGAGGATTTTGATTATGCCGTGGATTACATCGTTTCTATGCGTGGACAGGAACTGGGTATTCAGGTGAAACCCGAGTCCTTTTTCAACAAGAAGGAGTGTGTTCAGAATAACAAGGAAAAACATGCAAGATACCATCGACCTGTGCTTTTTCATATCTACAGTAATCGGACCATGGAATTTCTCCCCGAGACGACGCGAGCGATTATTGATTTTTTTTCATCCTCATCGTAGGTAGCTATCGTATTTTAATTGCCTTCATCTTGTCGTAGTATAAACACCTACACAGACATATCCTGCATCGGGGAGATGTCTTGTCTGCATGGTATAGGGGGTGAATTGTTTGTTGTTGTCCGAGTTATCAATAGAAAGGATACCTATATTTTTCAGCATCCAGCCCACGAAGGAATTGCAATGCAGTTTTTGTGCACCGCTACCAAAGAAAGTGGACAACAACCCCGAGAATTTAAATCGACAGGTATTTTCACAGGAAGAGAGAAAGGATTCATAAACGGGAACGGGGGATCGTCGATAGACCTTGTAAATGGGAAAGAGGGATTGACGGTCGGTGATAAATTCATGCAAAGAAGAGGTTCGAACATGGCTTTCGGGATGCGCAGTACAATAGGATTGTAATCGGGGTTGATAATTCGAGTGCACAAAATGAAACATTTTTTGACTCGGAAGAACAAGAAAGGCATGAAAATAGGGCGTATTCCCCATGATATTAAGCAAAGCAACATAGACGTCGTACCACGCCAGTTTTCGAGAACACATAAAGACAATATCCCCGGATTGTAGCGTGTTGATCATTGTTTCCACGTCGATCCATTTTGAGCGACAGACTTCGTTATGGATCATTTGTTGACGGAGGATCGCGATCAAGGCCACGACCGTCAGGAAAAGTAGGAGGCATTGACAAAGAAAGAAGAAAACGATAAAGCACATTATTCTGTTGGGTTTTTTTTTGTAGGGAAAAGAGTTTGTTTGAAAAAAAAAATTATATTAAAAAATGGACACATGGAATTTCCCTTGGAAGTTCTATATATATTTCGAGATAAGGTTCCTATGATTTTGTATCTCGATCTCGGAGAACCCTCCAAATCCAGAACACTCCTAAGATTAATAAGACGAGCAACAGCCACACCGTCCATCGATTCTTATCTGGTGCCTCTTGTGGATGAGACATGGTACAAGCATGATTAATAGAAAATCCTGCAAGGATACCCGCAAAATTATAAATCATGTCGGTCCAGTCCTGTTGACGAAACGGGATCTCTATGACTTCAAACACAAAGCTTATGATCAACAAACCGATCATGATTTCTATCCATCGTTGTGGAAAACACAAGAGGAGAGTAAATGACACACAAATATAGATATACACATGGAAAAGATTCCATAGACTGATGAGAATTTTGGGGTTCTTGTTACCACCACGAATCCTTGACAAGAGGTTGGGACGTTTGGATTGCAAGAGGTTGTATTTACAAATACGAGGTCTAAGATTTATCAGATATCCCCAGATAATTAGACCAGACCATAAAACGCCCAAAACGACGGAATCTATTACATGCATAGTTTTTTTTTTGTTATCCACAACAAAATAAAAATGCTCTATTGAGTTATTGGAATTATAGTCAAAAAACATTAGGACCACGTTCCAGAGGATTGGTTGGTCGCCGTTGCATTCGTACCCAAGTTCCATATCTTGATATAGGCGCCATTATCCATGATAAATTGAGGGACAGACGAGCCATTGGTAGTTATAAAATAAGGTTTAAATGTACCAGCCGTTTGAACATTTAGAAAACCTTTTACCTTACATGAGTAATAATAAGGAGGATTTGTCAATTGTATAGTCGGTGTAAGGGAACTGGTAGTATTAGGTCCGATCGTGCCAGCAGGTAAAAAAGTGGTATAAGTAGTCATCTCGTACGGATACGTATTCGTCGGATCTGCAGGAAACCCTGTCGTAAAAATGGCCGAGCCAAAGAATGTACCGCTTCCTGCTCCTAAGCCGATCATAGGCGAAATATCATCATCACTGTTGGAAGTTGTATAGAGAGGTAAATACATTTCAAATTCATAGTTATAGCCGGCGATCAATGATATACCGACTCCTGTGTTTGGCGTCGCTGAACCAAAGAAATAACGTGCAGGATTAGTAGTGTTTGCGGGAAAAATGGTTTGTCCATATTGAAAATAGTATGCAGAAGGGGGTAAAAAGCAAGTGGCAGCGCCAAATTGCGGTATCGTTGCTGTCACGGAAGCGCATGTATGTAGTATTGAACCCTGATAGCTTGTACCATTCGTTCCTCCTGTGCTCGATATGGAAGCATCCACTTGAGAACCACTTCCATTCTTGAATGATATAGTATTCGTGCTCGATACTGAAGAATCCATCGCTATTTGTTGGGTTTGTCCTGAATTGATCAAGAATTTGTTCGAAGACGTATTGGCCAACGACGAACTGGTCACTCCCGATCCCAAGGCCGTCGCGGACAAGACCGACGTGCCATTGATTTGATAGGAAGCACCCGAGGCGAGATTGAGTGTGTTAAGGGTTCCGACGCTGGTCAACGACGAGCTGGTCACTCCCGATCCCAAGGCCGTCGCGGACAAGACCGACGTGCCATTAATTTGATAGGAAGCCTCATAGGCAAGATTGAGTGTATTAAGTGTTCCGACGCTCG